TTCTGTATTTGCTTTAAATGGTTTAGAAGAAACTAATACAGGAAGCGGAGGAAGTACCCGTACTTTTCAGGGGTATCAATACGCAAGTCCAACTGGCGCTGTAACGGGATACAACGATAGGCAATTAGGTAAAAATCCTATTAACAGTGACACAATGGCTTTATTACCTATTACAACTGGAACAAGAATTTTTGCTAAAAGTATTTCTAGTGTAAGTTTTGGTGGTCAAAGTGTAACTAGAATTATTTCAGCTCAAAATGCAATTGTAACCGTAGTGTGCGGTTAAGGAGAATATAAATGACAGTAACTAATTGTGGTTGTGGAACATGCAGAGATACAGGATCTTGTTGTGTGAAGTATAGTACAATTCCTGATGAATCTTTATTTGTTCAATTAACAGAAAGAAACTCTAGTACAGCTCAGCAAGGCTCTTTAACTGGAGAATTCTCTATGTACGGAGGACTTGCCACAACACTAGGTTTACCTCCTGCTGCTTGGCCTATAGATGGTGTAACTTCTTTTAGAAGTGTAGATTTTACTATGGTTAAAGATCCTATTACAGGAGAAGACTGTCTTGAAAATAGGATTAGACTTAGATGTAACCCAGATATTACAAGTGTTCTTGATTCTTTTGAGGCTTACATTATAAATAGTTTTGGAAGTCTTACAAATGTAAAATGGCGTTTATGGGTAAAAATTAACGAAGAGTATACCAATACAACTCAACCTTTATTTCCTAAACACCAAATTGATTACGCTGATGGAAACAATGTTAATACAACTCCTAATTTAGTAAGGCAATTTGGTTATTATCAATGGCCTTATTTTAATGAATCAGGAGAAAGAACGCTTAAATTCCAATTACCGGGATGTTCTGGACCTACTAATGATGGAAATGAAAGCTCGGAACCTAAACAAGCTAGTATGTACGTAAAAGATATTGAAGCAACAGGACCAATTCCGTGGCCTACTCGTGGTGGTGGCTGTGAACCTACTGATACTGCTTGTTTAAATAACCAAGAATGTACATGGGGTAAAGACCCTTCTTTTTATTTAGAGTTTATTAAAATTGGATCAGACGGCAGTGAGTTTGCAAGCGGAGACGTAGAAACTTGGGAAGGTTGTAAACCCAAAACAAGCTGTGATTGTTCTATTTGTCAACCATGTACTCCCGGTGAATCAATTAATTGTTTTGGTCTTCCTTCAACATGTCCTGAAACTGGGTGCGGTTGTCTTGGTGTAAATCTAAATTGTTGTTCTGGCGCAATCGGAGGAAGTGATTGGGCTAATTATCTTTCAAGCGGAGCGTGTAGTGACTTTCCGGGTGGTACTGGAAGTGGTTGTTGTTGTGCTCAATTTATTAAATTATTTCCGGACCTTTGTAATAACATGACAGATACATGCGCTGGATGTGCGTGTTGCGGTGGTTTTGCAACAAACATTGGATGCGGAGAATGTGACGACGACAATTGGTGCGCTTCAAATGTTAATTGTGGCCAAAGTGAAATTTGTTGTGGTCGGCCGGGATGTAATTCGGAAATTTGTACTCCAGATGATAAATGTTGGAACGGTGTTAAATGCGTTGAAGGAGAAGGAGAGTGTGAGTCAGAAGAAGTAAATACTTATACTTGTATTGAAACAACTTATCAAGCTTGTACTGAAATGCAAAACGATAGTAATGTATCTTGGACTTGTTTTTCAGGAGGAGAAACATGTCAAGGAGGAGACGAAGACGGTATAGGAGCATCGTGCCCTTGTCTTTCTAGTCTTAATGGAGAAACAGTAGAAGAAAATGGATGTGGATGCTACATAAAAGAAAACGGAGCTTATGTTGGAGCGTGTAATAGAATCGGTCAATGCCGAACACCTATTAATAACACAGAAGAATCTGGCAATTCTTGTGCCGGTGTAAACTATTTTTCTTTTGAAGCTAAAAGTAAGAACGGATTTGTACAAACAGATGGAAACAATAAACCTACTATTAATATTGGTACTGTACCTTTATATAGAAATCAGTCAGTAACTAATGTATGTAATTCTTCTCTTAATAGTGCTTTAGCTAATTGGGGTCATTTAGATCCTTGTTACGCTACTTCTTCTTTAGATGAAACATGTTGTAATAGTATTTGCGACGGTAATGTTTGCACGTCTTACGCGGATATACATCCTAAAATTCTTAAAGCTTGTTTTACCGATAACGCATTTTCAAACGACGTTTGCTTTAGTTGTGCTAATCAACCCGCACAATCATTAGCAGTAGGAGCTTTTTTAAACGTTACATTAGGTAGCTTAGAAGATATTATATTTTACCGTGATGAGTTTTTTGCTAAATTAGAAGCTAGATTAGTAGTTAATAACGAGTTAGGTTCTTCTGTTATTACAACTACTAACGCTCATTATAGTTTTCCTCAAGATGCTCCTGATACTGTTAGTAGTTGGGACGATCTTTTAGGAGCAAACAGTCAATTATTTAAAATGCTTCCTTCTGGTTGGGAACTTAACAATACTGAACGTAGAAATATTTTTAATGCTTTTTCTAATTTAAACTCAGATTGGACTATTAAAACTTATTGCAGTAACGATGCTTCAGAAGGAGGAATTGGTTTTCCTTTTATTAAAGATGCTAATGGTTGGTATAATGATCCTTCTCAAGAGAATTCAGAGGGTGAATTTAATCCTGCACAAACAATTTGGTTAGTTATTAAATCAACAAACAATAAAGGTATTTACAAAACAAGACAAGCTTTTAATGATTGTACGGATGGTGGAGCAACTGATAAATATCTTTATACTATTGATCATGTTTACAGCGGTAACTCTGAAACAGAAAGAGGTTACTCAGATTGTTTTACTCAAGATGGTACAAACTGTGTTGACGACAACTCGTGTAAACATTGTAATCCTTGGAGAGCAGCAGAAGATCCTAATGAAACTAAATGTTCTATGTTTACTTCATCGCCTTCCGCAGGAGATTATGAATTTCCTATTCGTCCTTATGAATATACTACAGAACTGTGGTATAAAGGCGTGTTTGAAAATCCTTGTGATAATATTTCTAATGACACAGATGTTCCCTCTAATTTTAGGTTAGCAGCTATTGTTAGTACTGTTCCTGATTGTGGCTTTAATCCTATTGATGCTAATGATACAAGCACTAATGATACTTGTAGTAGTTATTATTATCAGTGCCAAGACAGATCTATTAAAACTAATGTTTATGTCTTAGGACCAGAAATTAGTAGTGGTGGTAATCAACAGGGTGATCCTTGGAATAAAGTTTTAGAAACAACTTTTGAATACGATGGGGAAATTCTACAAAGACATCCCGGTATTGACACTAATAATGTTCCTAGAGTTATTAATTTCTTTCCTGCTAGTCTTTCATCTTTAAAAAGAACTACAGGTAATGAAGTTGAAGACAATATTGATTTTATTAATCCTATTACACCAGTTTCTTGGAACGAAGATGCTTGGTATAATGTTGATCCTAGGCACAATTTTATTGATGTTGCTAAAGGAAATCCTCAAGCAGCGGGAAGATGGACTGAGTTACCATTTAAAAACTATGCCTCAGAGTATTTAGATTCTGATAAAACAACTAAAGGTTTTTATACTACTATTTCAGCTTATCATATGAATGGTATTACTTCAGTTGATTTTTATTTAGATGGTGCAACTACTAGTTCTGTTGCTTATTCTTCTGTTACTGGATTAAAAGAACATCCTTTAGAAGTAGCTAAAGCTCAAATTGTTAAAGACTCTGAGGGTAATTTACTTGAGGGGTTACAAGAATATACTATTGGTATTTATTCAGATAGTTTATCTACTGGTGTCCATGAAATTAGAGCTAAAATTTTACCTAAAATAGGAACAGCTCGTTTCTTATACGGAGAACCGCCAACGGGCGATGCTTCTGTTAATGTAACAGACATTGAATATCCGGTTAAAGGTTCTACTGGTTACCAAGTTATTAGTGGATCTAATGTTCCTTTCAGTAAAGCTCAGTGGCCTATTAATACACCAGATGGTCCTCCAATTGTAAACAATATTATTAATGAGTCTAACCTTATGAAAGGTGTAAACAGAAGTCTTAATAATGTTAAACCTAATTGGGGAGCTAACAATTTCTGGAATATGTATAATGAAGGGTTTGATTATTATGCAACATCAAGTCATGCTACTTCTAAAACTACTACATCTTATAACTCAGATAAGTATGTTTACGGAGGAACTCCCCAAAAAGAACTCTTGTTAAACGGCTATGAAAGTTTTTGGTTTAATTTTAATCCTACGCCTGTTACAGTGTATGTAGGACAAGCTGGAGATTCTGTGCCAGAAGATAGCAATCATTTTGCTACAAGCCTTTACGAGGCTTTCCAGTGGCTTGAGAGCAACTACGCAGCAGACAATACTTCTTTGCATGACGCTGAAATTGTTCTTATTCCGGGCACTCCTGCATCCCCTAGAAAATACAGTTGGCCTAATTTGTTTGTAGCTGAATCACTGCCTTCTAGTGTTTCTTGGTGTCAAAACGCACTACAAAAGAAAAGTTTTGTTATTAGGTCAGAAAACCCAGATGATAAGGAAAGCACTATTCTTTGGTTCCCTCCTTCTCTAGACCGAGTAGTTATGCCTTGGAATAACTTTGCGCTTCATGTAAAAGATTTAACTCTTTATACTGGATCTCAAAGAGGAGAGACTAATAAGACTTGTTTACATTCTAGCGGTACAAACTGTCGTTTACTTGTAGAAAACATTGTTTTTGCTAGTGCTTGTTCTACGGCTATTAAAGCTTCTCAGCTTGTAGATAGCAGTGGTAATGTTATTTGTGGTGATACTATTCAAAGAGCAACTAATGGTAATGTTACAGGTCAGCTCGATTATAGTAAATGTCAAAATATTAATACAACTTCTACTAATTTAGAATGTGCTAAAAATACATCTGATTGTTCTAGTATTACTTGCTGCGGCGCTAAAGTTACCGGAGGATGCCAAGGATGCACGGGTGCTGGTTGTACAACTTGTCGTAATAACTGCACTTGTAGAGTCACTGAAATTGAGTGGTGGCCTTTCTTCTCTAGTAATAGCTTTGACATGAATAGCTCTGGTACTAGCTTAGAACCTGTTATTCTTTGTGGCAATAATGATTGTACATCAACTGATAGTTGGGCTTGTAAGGGTATCTTTGGTAGCGACATCGTTACGTCTAGTGCCTTTATGTGTCTTGGTACTCAGCCACAACACTGTGTCATTCTGGGTATGTACAACCATGAGTTAATGGACTTAGCTGCTGATACTGAGTGGAAGCTCGGGTTATTCGGTAAGGACATTGAATGTAAGGACGTACCCGGAAGTAGTCTTAGAAACCCTGTGTTAATTAAACACTTGTTAGTTGATAATTATAATAAAAACCTTATCTCTGATACTGGTCATGGAATGATTATTGATGTCTGGGCTAAAAATGCAGACCCTTATACAACATCTTTTGTCCCTGATTTAGATATCATTAAGTGGGATGCTTATGCTGTTGATCAGTATAGCCGTAATGTTGTTCAAGATTATAACGCTAATATTACTAGTCCTAATCCTAGATACATTAAAAACTTTAACTGTTTTATTGAAAATAGAATGATGGTTAATGTTAAGGTTGATAACTGTCATGGACGTGTCATTAACATGAAGGGTCCAGATCTTAAATATAGAGATTTCTTAAGTAGAGCAGACGCTTATTGGAATGGACACAGTGGTCATTATAATAACTACGGTATGCCTAGTATTAGAAACTTTGTGTTTAAAGATGTTCATATCAATGATAAAAAAGAAAGTGATCAAGTTTTTGGTTACTCTGCTATTAATCATCTGTATTTAGATAATTTTGTTATCTCATCAGAAAAAGAAAGATTTTGTGATTCAACTGATGAGCTTACAGATACTTGTAGTTACTCTAGTGATACTGGTACTTTCCCGTTATCTGTTGGAAATGTAGACGAACAGTTTGGTACTTACTTACATTACGGTAGAAAACAAATTCAAAACTTAAGACTTTCTAATTGTCTTTTTCCTAATCTTATTAGCGGTGATTACGCTTGGGATGAAAAAGGAACTACAATTTATAAGCAATCTTTTCTTAAAGGAACCTATCAAAATTCTATTGATTGGGGTACTTTAAATAGAATTGGACAATCATTTAAATTAGTTCACCCTGTTTCAACTATTTTACCTATTAATTATTTTTGGGTTGGTACTCAAAGACCTAGAATTGATAATGTAAGGCAACAATTTATAACTAAAGAAAACAGCAATCTTTTAGCTAACGCTAAAAAAGCAGCGGTTTCTAATGTAAGTTATGGTGATGTTGTACATAAAAGAATTTCAGCTCCTACAGGAAGAACTGTTGGTTCAAGCGGTTGTGATTTTGGTACTGTTGTTACAAACTCTTACAACAACGAAACAGATTTTAAAATTGATTGGGAATATCAAACCGTTGCTCAAAACGCTGTATTCGGTCCTTTTACACTTTTAGGTAGAATTTCTACAAACAAACCAGAATACAGTACTACTTACATTTCTGGGTCTTCGTTTAAAACTCCAGATGGTCAAGTTATTTCTGGTCTTGCTTCTTCTGTTGATTTATTTCAATACCCGTCAGAAGCTCACAATAACTTTATTGCTGCTGCTGAGGGATTAAGCTCTGGTAATATATTAACCCAAGGTATTCCAAACGTTGGGGGTATTTTACTTACTAGAGCAATCACTAAAAATTATTACCATGACATTTGTACGTGGAATAGTATGAGTGAAACCTGTAGAAAAATTGCAACGTTAGATCAAAGAAATGTAGAAGAACCATTAACAAAAGTTACATTAAGTGGTAGTACTTATTCTTGGACTACAAATACATCGGCTGAATGTAAAGGATCTTGTGTTAATATTAGAGACCATTATTTTGTTAATAATGATAACAAAGATTACAGAGTAGATTTAGATTGGGTTGGTATTATCGATGAATGTACATGTAAAGATTTATCTTAAGGAGAACATATGTCTTGTATTAATTTAGGTATTTTAAATGGAAACCGTAGTTGTGTTTTAGGAGAATTTAACGGTTCCCCTACTGAAGACAATTGCGCTGTATGCACTAAATATGATGGCCCCTCTAGGGGTTTTGGGGATACCGTTAAGAATGTTATCAGTAAGGCTACCGCAGGTAAAGTAAAGCCCTGTGCTCCTTGCCAAAAACGAAGAGAAGCCCTTAATAAAATGATGGGTTATAAGAAGAAAGAGGAATAAAATGGGTATTACATTTGGTAACGGTAGTGGTGTTTTAAATGGTTACACTTTTAGATGGGGTTCTCCTTTACAAAAAGGACTAGCGTCTGTAACCGTGGAAATTCCTAGTGGTACTGCTACAACTGGTTTAGCCGGGGCTGACAGAGGAGTATTTTGGACTTTAAAAGATTGGCAAGAATCTTCTTCTTCTTACGAAGAAACTTATTTTATTTACTGTAGAACAGATGGCACAAATGGTTCTTCAGCCTCTTCTGGAGATTCTATTCCTGTTGGGTTTAACACTGGTAATAATAGAACATCTACTAAAGCTGGGTTTGCAATTGCTTATACTACTTCTATGTCAATAGCAGCTCACTTAGCAGCTTTTAAAACTGCTTTAGATGCTTGCGGTAGAGTTACTACTGTTGGTACAGGAACCACTGTCTTGATAGTTACTTTTAAAGAACGAGGTTCTGGAAACAACCAACCTTTTGCTTGTTCGGGAACTATTGAAGATTTTACAGCGTCTTCTTATGCGTTTACAGGAGGAACAGATAACCAAAACAGATCTGCTGTAGACGAGAAATTTTTAGAAGGATCAACAATTTTAAATTTTCCTTATACAAATAATTTTTCTGAACTTGGTCTTGCTAGAGTTGGTCTTGAAGGTTCAGTTACTGCTGGATTTAGTTACGCAGCAGCGGGTAGTAAACCCGGAACTCCTAGAGCATTAACTAATACGTTACTTTTTGTTACTGAACCTTCAGGGGCTGATTCTGCAACAAACTCTACTTACGCAAACAACATCGGTCAATTATACACGGCCTACAAAAAGAAAAAGAAATGAGGTGCTATCATGGCATTAAATACAGTTGGAAATCCTAAAGTAGGAAACATCGCAGGTAAAACAGACTGGAATAATACTACTGACGCTATTTTAGAAAACGCTCTTTTTACCGCTACTTACGCAAACGCTTTAGCTGGTTTATCTGACGTGAACAGTTATTCGTCTGACCCAGCTCTTGACTGGACTCCAGATACTAACGTTAAAAGAGTTGCGTGTGTTATTACTTTTAGCGCATACAAAAAGAAAAAGAAATGAGATTTACTATGAAAGCTATTTATAAAACGTTTATGAATTTCTTTAAAGGATTTTGGGAAGCTCTCAAAGTCTTTGGTAAAACAGTCTGGGAGGGTTAACCAATGCCTATTGAGTTGTTGTCCCTTATCGGCGGAGGTCTCTCCGGTTTTATCTTTAAATTAATTGGTTCTATGGTAGAACGACAAGCAGCTCTTGCAGAGTTAGCTATCAAGACCCAAGCTGCTGCTGATGGCTCTGCCGACCGTGCTAACGCACGAGGTGGCTCAGGCGGTACGTGGGTACGAAGACTTATTGTTATTACAGTATTGTTCGCAATGGTAGGTGCGCCTTTTATTTTATCATTCTTTGGTATCCCTACGTGGGTCGAGGGTGAGTTTGGTGGTATTTTTGGTTTGTTTACCGAGCAGTTTCACGAAGTAAAAGGATTTCTTCTTGTCACTGAATTACGAACAGCGTTGATTGCTATTATTGGTTTTTATTTTGGGCAGTCTGCTGTCAGTGCAAGGAGATAAGATGACTTCTTTACAAATGATTCCCGTTATTGAAATTATTATTGGCGGAGGTATTGTAAGTATGCTATGGAAAATGAACTGTCAGTTGGCAGCACTTTCTGAGCAGCTTAAAACTTTCGCAAAAAGAACAGAAGACCACGAAGTGCGTCTTAGAGATTTAGAAAAAGGAAATTAATTATGCCCGGTTTAAAAGGAAAAAAGACAGGTAAAGCTAAAGTAAACAAAGTAAAGACGGTCCCCAAACCTAAGGTAAAAAAAGTAAAGAGGTATTAAATGGCTCGTAAACTCAGTTCAGCGTATAACTCTATTGACCCTTTAATGAGGTTAACCATAGAACCTATAGATGGTAGCCCTAATGATGAAACAGAATGTGTTTTAGTACAGAACAGTATTACGCATGTTGGTAGGGGAACCCAATCATATATCTTAGACCTTAGAGAAGGAATTCTTTCCGGGTATACATGTAACTGGGCTATTCCCCCCGACGCTCAAAGAGATTGGTTTTTTAATAAAGGACCAGTTTTTACTCCTGATAATTTTAAATCAAGTACAACTCCTATGTGGTTAAAACCAGAAAACTTTTTACAACCTATAGATGGAACAAGTTTTGCAGCGTCATGGAAAAACGCTGTTACTACAAAAGATTTTACTCAATCCTTAGCAGCTAAATATCCAGCATTGTCTCAAACAAATACAAGCAATAATAAATATAAGTTTATTACTACAACAACTACAGATAATTTATTTCAGAATCCTATTGACGGCGACTTTGCTGTTGATGTAAGTGCAGAGAATTTTGCTGTAATTGGTCTTTTTACAACTCCTAGTTCTTTAGGTTCTGGTAATAATTTTATTTTAGATTTAGCAGGAACAGGTGGTAATTGTTATAGGTTGTTTACTAACGGTACTTCTATTAGACAAAGATTTGGTCTTACAACACCAAATCAATGGGCTTCTTCTTTAGCTGCTGATACTACTTACATTTTTGCATTAGGAAGTGACGATAAAGACGGGGGATCAGGTTCTCCTTTTTGTCGTTTAAACGGAACAGATTTAGGTGCTCCCACTGGTTCAACAAGTGTTACTGATATTTCTTTTAGTGCTTCAGAACAAGCAATGCTGTTAAATCAAGACGTTGCTACTCCTGCTAATCCCTTTAACGGTAATTTTTATGAAATCTCTTTTCATAAAAGTAGTACTTTAAGTAACGCAGATTTTATTAAAGAAATTGAAAAAGTAGAAGGTTATTTAGCTTTAAAATATAAACAACAATCTTCTTTACCTTCTGCACATCCGTATAAAATTAATCCTCCAAATTCAAACCCAATTAAAAGTTAGGAAATAACATGGCTTATATGAAAAAAGACAAAAAGAAAGCTGCCGGTAAAGCCGGTAAAATGATGAAAATTAAAAAAAGTTCAAAAGCTAGGAAAGCAAAAGTAATTACAGCTAATCCTAGAGGCGCAACAAAAACAAGAGGCGGTAGATAATGTCATCCACAATTACACCAGCTACACTTACTGTAACTCACACGGAGTCTTTAACTCTTAACGGAGTTGACCGTGGAGTTACTAACACATTAACAATTGCTTCTATTAACGAAATTGATCACAGGATTGTTTCAGTTGATACGGCAGCAGCTAGAACGCTTCTTACTCTCGGTACTACTGTGGGTGCTGGAGCATTTCTTAAAGCTAATATTAAATATATTAGAATTACAAACAAAGACAATACTAACTACATTACTTTGGGTATGTTAGACACTAGTGGTGATACTGCTTATGTCAAGCTTGAAGGAGGACAGACTTTCTGTATGTATAACGACGATCTTGAGACGTTTATTAACGGAGCAGTTTTCTCTGCATTTTCTGAGATTGATACATTTAATGCTCAGGCAAATACTGCTAATGTTGACGTAGAAGTATTTGTTGCATCCACCTAATGGAGAACTATGAGTAATATCTTAGCACTAAAAAATAAATTAATTAATAGGTTATCAGAAGATCTTGATGACGAATCTAAATGTACACCCGGTCTTTATCAAGTTGTGTGCCGTGTGATTGTTGACTTTAAAGATGAAATTGATCTTGAGGGCATTGAACAGACTGTTAATAAGATGTCTTTAGATCCTCCGTTTAAATTCGGAACTTAATTGTTCGCTACCTTGGTTCTGTTGAACTTACCTTCAGGGCCAGTCAGACCCCACCTTGGTGTAAAATCCAAGGTGGGCATTTAAGGAGATACTATGCCGACCGGAAAAAAGAATTCTAAATATTACTACGATAAAAATCCTAAGTCAAAAGAAAAGAAAAAATCTTATGACACTTCTTATCATAGTACACCAGCACGTAAAAAGTATCGAGCTAAATTAAATGCCGCTAATCGTAAGGCTGGTACTTACGGTAATGGTGATGGTAAAGATATGTCTCACACTAAAGCTGGGCGTATTGTTAAAGAAAAAGCTTCTCAAAATAGAGCTAGAAACAGAGGGCGTAAATGAGTTTATATGAGAATATCCATAAAAAAAAGAAAAGCGGAAGACCCATGCGACAAAAAGGAGCTAAAGGTGCGCCAACTGATGAAGACTTTAAGAATGCGGCTAAGACCGCCAAGAAAAGAAAGCCTAAGAAAAAGAAGTAATGGCTAAGAAACCAACTAAAAAATTTAGTCCTCATATGATGTATTCTAAATCAGGAAAACAAGTTAAAGCAAACACATTTAAAAAACACCTTGAGTTAAAAAACAAAGGGTATGGTCACAAAAAACCCACTAAGGGGAAAAAATAATGGCTAAGAAAAAGAAAAAGAAATCAGCGTGTGGTTCTAAGACAAAGAAAGCTTTCCAAGCAGGGATGAATGTTGGACGTAACATGAAGAAAAAGAAAAAAAAGTAATGGGAAAAAGTAAATTTAAATGTGCGTGTGGTACTACCACTAGAAGCACCGGAAAAGATGCCAAAAAACTTTTAGTGCCCCGTAAGGAAAAATCTTATGCCTCCAAAAAAAAGAAAACCTAAATCAGCCGCGTGGACCCGAAAAGAAGGAAAAAGCCCATCAGGCGGTTTAAACGCTAAGGGCCGAAGCAGTTACAAGAAACAAACTGGTGGAACACTTAAGCCTCCTACTAAAGATAAAAAAAGCTCAAGACGAAAATCCTTTTGTGCTCGTATGAAGGGCATGAAAGCAAAACAAACAAGCGCAAAAACTGCGCGTGATCCTAAGTCACGTATTAATAAATCACTTAGAAAGTGGGATTGTTAAATGAATATACCCCAAGAAATGACTGAAGATTTCAGGAACCATTTGTGGGCCTGCTTCAAGTATCTAGGCTTGGGGGAGCCTACACCGCTACAGTATGCTATGGCTGAGAAACTACAAAACGGTCCTGATGGCTTTCAGCTTCAGGCTGGTCGTGGTGCTGGTAAGTCCGTCTTAACGGCTTGCTTTGCTTCATGGCTTCTTCTTAAAGATTCTAATACTACAGTAATGGTTATGTCCGCTACGGCTAATAAATCTACAGAGTTTATTTCTATGACTCGTAAAATTCTTAGTTTAGTACCCTACTGCCAGCATATGGAACCCGGTCCTAATACTAAAGATAATGCTTTTGGATTTAACGTAGAAAACAGAACTACTCACGGTCAGGATATGAGTTGCTTTGCTCGTGGTGTTACCGGACAGATAACCGGGTCACATGCTGACTGGGTAATCTTAGATGACGTAGAGATTGAGAAGAACTCAGAAACGGCAGAGAGCCGTGAGCGGCTTCTTACAAAGGTCTGGGAGATTGAACAGATTCGTAACCCCGGAGAAGGTGGTGTACGCATTCTAGGTACGCCTCAGACCTCTGAGTCTATCTACCGTAAGATGGCTGACGGTTATCCAATCCACAAGTTCCCTGCACTGATGCCAGATCCTATGGCTAGTGGTCAGATTGAAAACTGTGCTGATTATATCCTTGAATTAGATTTACAACCCGGAGAGTCTACTCAACCTGAGAGATTCCCGCTAGATCTTTTAATTGAACGTAAATCAAAAGTTGGTCCTAAGTTGTTTTCTTTGCACTACCACCTTGATACAACTCTAGCTGATGCTGAAAGGTATCCTCTTAAGTTATCTGATTTATTGGTATTAGATCTTGACTATGAAATAGCTCCTGAAAAAGTCGTTTGGGCTTCAAAACAAATTAATAAGTCTATGCCCTCCTTTGGGTTAAGTGGAGATGTCGTTTATGAACCTATGTGGGTTTCTCAAAATTACGAACCTTATGTCCAAAAAGTCATGCATATTGACCCCAGTGGTCGAGGTGCTGACGAAACAGCCATATGCTGTAGTGGCTATCTTAATGGTTATGTTTTTATTATGGAGCTACTTGGCTACGATGGTGGCTACGATGAAGGAACGCTCAAAAAAATCGTCCAAGTCGCAATCGAAACAGATGTAAAATTAATTCGATTTGAGTCTAACTGGGGTGATGCTATGTTTGGTCAGATCCTACTTCCAGTCATGCAACGTATGGGATGCCAAGCAGGCATTGAAGAATACAGAGTTACCGGAAATAAAAACAAAAGGATTATTGATACCCTTGAGCCAGTCATGGCTTCTCATCGTTTAGTATTAGACAAAAAAGCTATTCGTCAAGAACAGACCCAGAGACAACTTACTCGTATTACAGAGGTTCGTGGAAGCCTTAAACACGATGACCGTGTAGACGCTCTAGCAGCCTCTGTAAGCTACTGGGAAGAATCAATGGGAGTCAACGTCGATAGAATGATTGAGACGGCTGAGATCGCCCGTCAGGAGGCTGTAGTGGATAACTGGTTGAACGACGATAGGCGTATCATGTCGGTAGCTTATGACCGTACTATTGGTAAT